TTGTCCTGTAGGTGTTGAAACATATTTATAATCTTCTTTTTGAACTCTATAAAAAATTCCTTCTGGGCCAGTGACCCCGCCTTCGCCCACTCCATTTACGTTTGCAAGATTTGCTGATGTTGCAGCAACTGCTGCTGTTTTTGTAGCTATATCGCCAGTGCCTAATGACATTGCACTTGACATTTCGGACAATGAAACTGTAAGTCTTTCAATTGCTTGGTTTAATAAATCTACTGCATCAACGTCATTAACTATTTGATTTGAAAACAACTCTGCTGCTTTTTGAGATGCAATTATCTCTGGTGTAAGTAATTCTTTAAGGCTCATACCGCCATTTGCAAGCTTTGTTACTAAACCAACACCTTTAAGTATATAGCCAGCAAAGTTAGATAAAAGACCAGTTAACATGATAAGAGGTCCAGCTAACGCTGCACCTATTACAAGAAAACCAAAGAAGCCTTTGAGTGGTGAAGGTAAACTACTAAACGCTTTACCGATTTTATTTGCAACACCCAAAATTATTGATCCCATTTCAACAAACTTTTGTCCAATGGGGTAAAGTGTTGCTTTAAACCCTTCTAATGCTCTTGTCCATTGTGCAGATACAGAAGATGTTGCTTGCTTCATTTCTTGATTTGCCAAGTCTGCTAACTGACTTGATGTAGCTCCTGCAACTTTTAATGCATTAACTGTTTGGCTCCCCGCCTTGCCAAAGTTGTCAATAAGAGCAGAAATACGAGCAAATTGAAACTTACCAAATAACTTTTCAATAAGTTGTTCTCTTACAAGTGGAGATAAACTCTGAAGAGAAGCTTGTAATGCTTGAATCATTTGTACTGGTCCGCCAGCACTCTTTATTGAGTTTAAGTTAATACCAAAAGACTCAAACTCTTTTACAGCTGCAGATGTTGGGGCAATTATAGATGCCATTGCAGACTTTAATGCGTTGGCAGATTGAGCTGCTGGAATTCCAGCTTCACGCATTGCAAGAAGCATGACTGCAGTATCTTTATATGTTCCGCCTAATTGTTCCATAATAGGACCAACTTTTGGAATAGCGGTTGTCATATCTGTAAGCGACATTGTTGTTTGCTTTTGAACGTCAGACAAAAAGTTAACTGCATTTGCCAAATCATTAGTACTTACTTTATAAACATTTTGCAAAGCAACAATTGCATCCGTTGCTTGCTGAGAATCAACTCCTCCAAGTTTTGACAAACGTTCTGTTTGAGTTGTTATATTAAGAAGTTCTTGACCTTGTTTACCCATAGCTGCAAAATTTGCTGCAGTTTTAACTGTTTCTGTTTGGGCTATACCCATGGTTTGTGCAATTTGAGTCCCAAGCTGGAGAACTTGTCCAGATATTTGATTAAGTTGTGCTTGTGATGGAGGAGTAAGACCTTCTCCATAAAGTCTTTGAAGTCTTGTAAGTTCTACGTTTGTTTGTTGGAATGATTTAACTGCTGCTGCACCAAACATAACCATAGGCATTGTAAGACCAACTGTTAATTGGCGACCCGCCCACTGTGTATTCTTACCAAAGTTGATAAGGGCTGTTGATCCACCATCAATAGCTTTCTGCATCAACATTGCCTTCATTGTAACAAGGTCTTCTGCTTGAGCTACTTCATTAAATGCTGTTGGGGTATATACATCTAGAAAACCCTGTTTATTTTGTATTACAACAGAGTTATTTAATTTTACTTGGGATTCTGCAAGAGCATTCATTGATGCTGTTGCTTGTCCTGCTTTTCCTGTAATTATATTGAAATAATCAGAAAGTTTTAATTTACCCGCAACAAGTGCTGTGCCAAACTTTTCAGTTTCAGAAGCCATCTTAACAGTTTGCATTGTAAACTGTCCAGTAGACAGCATTGTATTTTTAAATGCTGTCTGAGCTGCTTGTAAATCTTTTGTTAATTGCGGACCTAAACCTACGCCCGCCACACCTTTATTAAGTGCATCAACTTGTACTTGAAGGGATTTTATTTGAGCATTAACCGCAGAGAAGTCGCCAAGTGCAACTATATTTAATTCTATCTTTGCCAAGTTATGCTCTCACCCCCTGTTATTCCATTGACATAAAGCCTAAGCCTTCGCCAACTCCAAAGCCTTCTTTGGATGCAATATTTGCATTCCGAAGAGCTGCAACATCTTCTGGCTCTTTATTACCTTCTTCAAGGTCTACACCATTGATTGCTGCAAAGAACTTCATTTGTCTTTCTTCTTTTTCCCTTATTGCTTTTACCAAAGCATTAAGTTCATTGATAGAAAGATTTTCCTCTAGTTCATCAAAATTTTTCCAATGACCTAAAGAAAAAATCTCAGACTCTAAGGAGCTTAGATCTAGTTCGTCCCAACTAGAGCCGCTCCCAGAAGGTTTGGGTCTGTGAGCTTCAAACCTCCAGCAACTTCAAGAATCTTCATCATAGTAGGAGTGTCAATAACTTCCTCAAACTTGTCTTTATCAGCAAGATCTTTTCTTCCTAGACCATCTACACATATAAGTGCTGCTTCTACAAACTGGTCCATAGCATCTAGCTCTGTTTTATTTTCATCAATTCCCATGGAGTTTACAACTTCCATGAACTTTCTTAACTGTTTAATAGGCAGTGGTTTTAGAGTAATGGTTGAACCATCACTTATTTCAATATCTACTGTATCATATACTGTTGTTGCCAATTTATAGCTCCTTTGTTGTTAGTTAAATTATACCAATATAATTAGTATAAACAAACTCAGAACCCCCGCCTTTCGGCAGGGGTCTGAAATCTATATTAAGTTGTAATTTAGTATTGTTTAGAATGTGCCGTAGACACGATCAATAACAACACCATATTCTGCACCAGCGTATGCTGGATCAGAATCAGGCAAGCAACGGAAGTTCACTGGGAACACTGTTGCTGCATCACGCTTCAAAGCATGCATTGTTGTATCAATTGAAACAACACGACGTGCAACGTAGACACGCTCTTTCTGACGAGCAACTGTAGTAACAGAACCTGTTCCTACTGAAACGACTGGTGTAGCACCGCCGTTAGATGCTGGATCATTGAAAGCCTTTGATGTACCAATTTGTGCTGGAGCTTGTCCAACTGCAATAAGCACACGCTCTACTGGAGCATCTCCCAAAGCACCTGCTGCAATGTTTAATGTTGCTGCTGGAGTATCTGGAGTGCTGTTAACGTTAGAATCATTATTAAGAATTGCTGGAACGTTTACAACTGAGCCAGTTGAGTTTGCAACATAGTATGAATCCATTTGACCCCATGAGAACTGAAGGTTCTCAAGAGTTGCTTCTGTAAGTTCGGTCTTCAACAAAACTTTAAGTGTTTGCTTGAAAATACGAGCTGCGTCCAAAAGCTGATCAACCATTACTTCACCGTATGTTGGTTCATAAGAAACTTCAAGACCTGTGTTTGTGTATCCAACTTCACGATATCCGTTATTAGGATTCAAAAGTCCTGAACGTGCTGATGTGTTTGTTGGCAAAAGGGTTGTAAGATCTGATTGATATGTTGTTGGGCGACCTGTGTTATTTGAGCTGTTACCAACAGACACGAATAGAGATGCTGCACCAACGATTACGTTTTTTGTACTTGTAGCCATTTTTTATTTCACCACCTTATTTATTTTAAAAATTAAACCAAAAAATATGACGTGCTTCCTCATAGAAAATCATAGCATCAAACGGATATAACTCAAACTTTAGATATATCGCCCAGTGTTGGTTGCTGTGCCCTCATCTACTTCACGGGTATAAGTATAGCCTATGGACATGTCACCACTCATATAACCGCCCTCATCAATAAAGGGTTGGACGGGATTAGCTGATTCCAGCTTAAAATACAAGAATTTAAATGGGCTGTTGGCAGCGTGGGCCACATCATTTATATCAGCAGCAGAAAGCTCATATCTTCTAAATAGATCTGTAAGGAAGTTAATAATAGATATAATCTGTGAATTGCTTCTAGATATAATTTGCATAACCATAGATTCTTCAGAAATCCACCATTGAACCCCATAATTTTTTTGAATAATATCATAGGTTATATATGTTTTACCAGGCAAAAGGTTGTTGAATTCTGGTACTTGTTGTGACGGTACTATAGGTATTAGTGGATCAGAAAAACCATCAGCATAATAATCTTGTGGATCTAAAAGACCAACTCTTTGAAGTTCCGCCCATATAGCATTTCTTACATCAAATGCAGCTATTTTTGAATAATCTATTGTCATTTAATTGTAGCCCCTAAATCAACTTTATTTACAAGATTTGTAACTGCATTTCTTACAGCAGAAAGACTTCCTTTAGCTGTGCTTGAGTTTAATGCATTTGAAACATCATTAGCCAAAGACTCATAAAACCCAGAAGCATCCATAACTGTATTTGCTTTTGTAGTATACCATTCAAGCATATAACTAGCAAAAGCATTTTTAGTGTTGATCCCGCCTGGATGTAATATATTTACTTGTGTGCCTGGCTTTATAAAAGTTATTCCATTATTTCCCATAAAAGCTAAAACTCTTTTTGCTGAAAATGAAACAGGTGTTCCTGATTCCATAACTTCTGCCTTATTTCTAAATATGTTTCTTCTTGAAACAACTTTGCCTGTTTTTCCTGGAGTCAAAAGTTCTGGACTTATAGGTACTGGCATTTTTGATTGTAAAAAATTTGTTGATACTACAAGGTTTCCATAAAGTATCTGACTTCTTTCAACGACAAAAAGTCTGCCCGCTGGACTTCCTATTTGACCCCACTCATAAACATGGTGCATTTTTTTAGGATTAAGTCTTGCATAGTTATCAACGTCAATCACAAATCTCTCACCTGTAATTGAAAATATAGCTTTTGATAGCTGAGTTAAAACAGAAGGGTTTTTTAGTTCTTCTAATCCGCCCAGCCAATCTGCTAGATCTGAGCCTATTTGAGCTGCATTAACCTCAAGCTTGACTGTCATCTTGGACTTCACTTCTTAGAAGAACTGCTTCATAATAAGCAATTTTTCCAAATGGGTCTAGGACAGCGTGAGAAGCAGTAACTTCAAAAATAGTGTCTGGCTTATCATATTTATCTACTTCAACAAATATTTGTTCATTTGTACTTGTTCTAATATTGGTGACACGCCAACGCTTGCTAAGCAATTCAAACCCGTACATTTTAAGCTGCATTTTTTCATCATAAGTTAAATCAGAACCCCTGCTAAAAGATTTATTATCACTTCTAGTTGAAGCACCACGCATTTTAACTGGATCAACTTTACACTGAACCGTTCTATCATATAACCATTGACGCTTTATGGCACCCGTTGAATCTTGAACATTTTCTTGTATGTAGATATCTGCCTTCATATTAAAAACAGAGCCAGTAAAAGATCCATTTGTCTTTGATGTAAACATTAGATTATCACGATATTTGCTTTACGGTATTGATCAAGTATATTGTCTACAACAATATTTCCTGTACCGTCAAAAGCTCCGCCGCCCATTTCAAATGAAATTTCACTGAGGTTAACTTTAGACAAATATTTATTTCTCCAGTTATAATCGTTTGAAAGAATATCTTGAATTAAAAGCATGGAAGCAAGCTTTATATCTTCTGGGACATACTTATAACCCACTTGACCAACAAATCTATATAAGTATCCATCTCTAAAACGACCATACTCATAAATCTCTGGGTCCATCTCGTTGTTCCAGCCATCTGGCCAAGCTGGGTACCATATTCTAACTTGGTATCCTGTTGGACTTATTTCAGTATTGTATCCAAATGTATCGTAAACTGGATTTTGAGTTCCATCATAAACCAATATTTGGTTTTCCCAAATTTGATCAATTCTTAACATTCTTTCTGTCAATTGGATTGTATTGCCACCAATTGCATATATCTCTTGAGCACCATAATAAGTATAAAACTTAATGCCCGTATATCCTTCAATAATAGTTCTTGCAACTTTTTCTGCACTGACAATAGATTTTGGATCCATATAATTTATTTGTGATGGGATTGAACCAAAACCTAGAAAGTCTATAGTTTCTGAAACCGTAGAATATGGAGTTTCGATGGAGTAGAAATCAGTTTGAACAGTTGAGACACCATTTACTGTATAACTCCATCGAATTTCCAAAGTTCTGTTAATATTTGTTATTGCGGGGGTAAGCAAGAAAGAATAAACACCAGCGGGGTTTTCATCCACGGCATTAAGTCCCGAAAATCCTGTTATTGGATTTGCATCATTATCAGCATCATATATTGACAATGTTGGAAGGCTATCCGCTTGGGCTAGAACTCCATTATTAAAGACTTCTAGTTGTATCTTTTCCTGACTATTAGTGTTGATTGTTTGCAATCAGAACACCCCCTATTTTTTATTTATGCGTAGTATTCCTGAGCTTCTCTCGGGGTAGCAATACGGAACCCGTCCTGAGTATCAAAAATCTTTTGAGCATCTGTTTCTGACATTGCAACAAATGGGTGCTCTTGAGAAAACTCAAAGCCCATTGTTTGATATGAATGATTATTTCTTTCCATTTTTACAAGGATCTGATTTGCTGCTTTTGACATAATCTTACTTTCTCTCTTTTTCTTCTCGTTCTCTGGAATCTCAATATCTTGCTTTTCTGCATTATCAAACTTAGCATACATCTGCCAAGTGATGCCCTCTTCTTCAAGAGCTGCAATGATTTCTTGTTTTGACTTTAATCCTTGAGTTTCAATAGCAAAAGAATCTGCTACTTTTCTCAACTCACCAATTTTTAATTCTGTAAATGACATTTGACTTCCTCTCGTCATTGTTAATTATATCAGAAAATGGCTAAGGGAGCTACCTAAGTAACTCCCCGCCTTGCAACTAATTAAAAATTAGTATGTGTTTCCGTTTTGTCCACCTGTTACATTGGCGCCGTTAATAGCGGAACCGAATGAAGGAGAAGACATAGTAGAACCTGCAACCTTAACGTTCTTGACGATAACGTGTGCATCGTAGTTTTCCATTACGCAACCAACACGAATGAATAGTGTGTATTCAATTGTGTCTTTCTTTGGCTGGAACAAACGATAGACTGTTACATCACGCTTGATACCGATGATAAAGTTCTGTGGGAATGTCAAGTGGACATCACCATGGTAACCTGAAGCACCAGAATAGTCTCCTGCTACGGTCTCGTTGATCAACGGAACGTTGATAACTGGGATACCGAATGCAAAAGGAGTTACTGTTCCTGGACCACCATCGTTAGCTGCAACATCACCACGGATGATACCTGAAGCGATATCAAATGGGTTTGCTGAGCCAGCGTTAGCTGTCAAATTGAACAAGTAGTCCTGAACCAAGTTCGATCCTGTGAAGAAGCGAAGTTGATTACGGCGTTGCTTGTACTTACGTGGAAGGGTCTTAATAGCTTGGTTAAAGACTGTTTTATCAAGTCCGTATCCATTAGCGTCTACAACGTGTGCGTTGTTAAGAGCCAATGTGCGGAAACCTGCGAAAGCTGACATCAAACCTGAACCAGTTCCAGTACCGTTAATAAGGGTATCCTCAATATCGTTACCAGCCTGGGTAGCCATAAGACGTGCAATGTGATCCTCTAGATCTGGACC